TGATGATGCGTTGCATCTCGCGCTGGACGGCCAGCGCCGCCGCCCGCGTGATCGCGTCCATCGAACTGTCCCCGAAGCCGCCGTCAAGAAACCGGCCGACCTCTGTTTCAAGGTTGGCCTGGACGCGCTCGGCCGCTGGTCGGACGAACGGCCGGGCTTCCATCCGACTGGTCCCTTTGTCGACAAACACGGCGTAGTTGACCGTCGGGCCGACAATGTACGCCGTCTCGTCGCCGACATCAAACTTCAGCGTCTCCAAGGCGGCTTTCGTCGTCGCCAACCCCGTCAGTGACAGGCCCCAGCCCATGACTAGTCAATTCCTTTGGCGTCGTGGACAGTGACACTGGCCGACGGTTTGCTGGCGTTGATGGTCAGCAAACTGTCCGGCGCGCCTAGACGCCGCGCCCGGCCGCGCAGTTTGTCGATCATGGACTGTTCGTAGGTTGCCTTCGTCCGTCCCGACTGGACGCTCTCTTCGGCGCGGTCGCGCGTCTCGGCGATGAACAGCGCCGCCAAGACCGCTTCAAGATCCCGGCGCTTATCCGTCCCGTCGGCGGGCGGACTGTCCATCTCGCGATTGATGTCTCGGGAGACGCGATCGATAACGGCCCCGATTTCGGTGTCGTCGAGGTACGTCTTGGTCTCAATGCGGACATCATCGGCGGTGGCCGTGACCATCACTTAGCCCTCCAACTCAGCGACCCGGGCTTCAATCGCGTCTTTCGCACCGGTGCGGTTTTCGTCCGCCGCCTCGACCGTAAGGATCGTCTCCAACAGGGCAACGTCTTCGACGTCGGCGACGCGCTCCTCAACCTCTGGAACCGTCAGATCGCTCGGGTGTGGGTCAAGATCGTCGGTCGTGACGCTCTCGTCTGGACTGTCGTCGTCACCCGTCCCGACCTCGCCATCCGACGGTTCGTCCGTTGCCGGCTCGTTGTCGCTCTCTCCAACGCGTCGCATCTCCTTCTGTGGCTCGCCGACGTGCTCTGTGAGCTCGATGACAGCGCCAGGCGCGACCACGCGGTCGTTGCGACTGTCGCGAAAGTCGTCAGCGCCCGTCCACTCGTAGCGAGGCATCGCTACGCCCCCGTCAGGTAGACCGACCCCCGAATGTTATCGTACGTGCTCTTGAGGAAGGGCACACGGCAGGACAGCGTCTTGAACTCGGTCGCGAGCCCGAAGTCAACCTCTTCGCTGAGGTTCGTCGGCGACTGCGCGTTGACGACTTCGATAAACCGCGGGTCCCTCGTGACAGCGATGACCTCGCCCTCCGCAAGGACACCGCTTGCCCGCATGTCAATGTAGGGGTAGTCCTGCTCGATACGCTGGCGCAGCGACATGTTGCCTTCGCCGCGGGATTCGCCTGCCCGAAGATCCGAGCGCTGGTTGGGGTGAAAGTACAGCCAGAGTCCCTGACTCTCAGGGTCCGGGCCGCGGTTGTTCTCGCTCGTCTGAGTTTCCAGCGGATTGAGGATCTCGTCGTCGATCGTGTCCAGCACGTTCGACGGCGTCCCCCAGTCGCCGGTCGCGGTCCCAGTGATCGCGACGCTGGAATCCTTGTAGCCGTACATCGTGACGGAGTTGCCATGCGAGTCCGGCACCGTCGGACCCCAACCGTCCTGCATCTGTTCCTCTTCGAGTTCGCGCAAGATGCGGCCGGCCTGCCGTGCCTTCCGGATTTCGATATCCTCGCCGAAGTTCATCGACTGCTGCTGCTCGCGGGCACTGATCGTGTAGTCGACGTGGGCGATCGGCAGCGGCGTGCCGATGATGTCCAGCGGCGCCTCGTCGTCTTGGGCGCGGGCGCGACCGTCCATCGACCGCTCGCCGCGGGTCTGCCACGTCCCCTCGCGCTGGCGGACGTAGACGGTCCGCGCCAGACTGGAGTTGACCGTGTAGGCCGCCTGCAGGACGTCGTCAACCATCGTGAGGTTGTAGCGAATTTCCTCCAGGTTGCCCTCGGCACGATCCTCCCACTCCTCGAAGTCCAGCACCTGGTCGTTGGCCTTGAGTGCGGACGGCCGGCTGGTTGGCTCTTCGTAGAAGCCGCGCAGGAACGCCCGGTCGAGTGCCGAAAAGGCGTTTTTCTGCCACTGCGCGGCCTGCGCTCCGTAGCGCTCGCGGGCCGCCTCGATCGCGTTGGCGCGGATGTGTTCGAGGTATTCCTGCTGCTGTTCGCCGTTTGCCACGAGGGCCATCTCTTGGCCCTGTGACAAGTCAAGATTATCGATCGTACTGCGATTTGCCTGAATGTCCGCCATTTAGACCACCTCTACGTTGAGTCGCTCGGCAGCGATGCCGCCCTGGTCGCCCCCGCCGCCGCTGTTGTCTACGGCTTCGCGAGCGCGACAGAGGGTGGCACCTGCCGTGCTGGTGTTTTTCAGCGACCCGTCGTCGGAACTACCGAGTCGGTCGTCGTAGGACACGTTTGCATCGCTCGCCGTCGTCAACCCAGTCCCGTCTGCGAGCAGGGCGTTCTGCACGTCACACCCCGGCTGACAGACAGCGACCTGGACCGACTCGCCGGCGTCGTACTCGTGTTCGATCGGGACGTCCGAGTCAGCGCCGCGCGGCGGCGCCCGCGGCGTCAGCGCGATCACGACGTTCGCGCCGACCTTATCGGTTGAACCGACCGGCTGGACCGTCGGCGTCTCCTCGTGGTCGCTGTTCTCGCCCGTCTTCTCGACGACCATCCCCGGGTAGATCGTGCTTCCCGAGGCGACTTCGGCCTCTTCGTAGGTGAACAGCGAGTTGTCACTCTCTGCGAGGACCTTCGCGTCGCTGTGCGTCGTCGGCATTATTCAAACACCCCCGCGGAGACGTCACTCGTGAGGTCATCGTCACCGCCGGCGTCGAAGTTCGCGCTAACGCCCGTGCCCGGGACGCCAGTCGACTCGGTGACGCCATCGCGCTTGGTCTCCAGCGCCGCTATCGTCGGGTAGTCCTCAAGGACGACGTCAGGGTCGTCGTAGTCCGCAGAGTTGGCGACGATCGTCGTCGCCAGCTCCCGCTTTTCGCGTTCGGCGTCGGCGTTGGCTGCCAGTTCGGCCGCCTGATCCGCGGTGACGAAGCCACGGTCCTGAAGGCCGTCAGCCAGCTCGTCGACGGTCATGTCGGCAAGCGTCTGCGTGTCGGTTGCATCGCCGCCGTCGTCGGCGGCATCGTCGGTACTGTCGTCGTCGGAGTCGTTGCCCGCATCGTCGCCGCTGGCGTTGGCCGTGACCTGCTCAAAGAGCCGATCGAGGCACTGCTCGCCCTCCCACTGCGAGACGTTCTCGCGGTCGAAGTCGGAGTTGGCGACGATGAAGTCGATTTTCGATGAGTCGTCCATAGTGTGGTTGGTGTCGTCCGCATCGCCCATGCCGGATTCCGCCGGCTCGTCAGAAGTGTCAGTGCCGCGACGCTCGTCATCACGCCACGGGAGTGCGTTGAGCACTCGCTCGCCAACGGTACGCTTCGTCTCCGCATCGGGATCGGTCAGGTCAACGGCGTCTCCCTGAGTCACTGTCGAGTCCATGTCCTCGCCGCTTGCTGGGTCATCGGTCATGGGCACCGTCAGCTGGCTATTCGCGGCCAGCTGTGGATTGATCCCACAGCCATCCTCGATCGAACACCGGCCCGTCCCATCCGGGAGGATGGCGACGCTGTCCGGGCGGGTGATGGCGGCCGCGTTTGACCGGAATGTGCCGTCGTACTCTCCCGGTGGGAGGTCTGTGGATGCATACTGCGAAGAGACTTCAATCGGATCGCCGTTTTCCAGCGCGGCTTTGAGTTCGTCAGCCTGCTCGCCGAGGCGATCGAGATCGTCGTGTTCGATTCGCAGCTCCCCAGCCCGGACGTGCTCGCCGTCAAATGTCGGCTGGCGGACCTCGCCGATGTGTTGCTCCGGCCGATTGTGTGCTGGGATGGGTTTTCCATCGCCGTTCCGGGAATGGTAGAGCGTGGCCGGCACGCCATGCCAACCGTTCGCCGTCTGCTCAATATTGTCTCGGGGGACGTAGCCCCCATCAAGCGATTCGAGTGGTTTGAGAAACGGGACGTCTTCGATCAGAAAATACTCGTCAGTCGCTACCACTTTGTTCGGTTCTATCGAATTTGTTACTAGTCTGATGGTGGTCATCGAAATAGGGGGTAGTGGTCCGGCCGGATCTGGGCCTCGGCTCCGGCAGGCGTCATCGGACCAGTGCCGTCAGTTGCCTCCGTGGGGGACCCAGACACAACGGCAACCCGGGTGGTAGGGAATCTGACCTTTCGCTTCTTCTATGCTTAGTATATCTCCCGAACGTGACAGGCAACGTTCACATACCCGTGAGTCACCTGCCGTGGTCCACTCTGCCTTGACGGTAACGCCCTCAACGCCGAGTTCATCCAGCCTGGCGAGCGATGCACTATTAAAAGTGTCAATGACCGACGTCCGCGCGAGTGTCGTCGCCCTGGTCTTGCCGATTGCGTCAACGCGGTCGGTCAGACGGCGGGCGATTTCTGTCGGGTTCTCGCCGGCGGCCAGCCCCTCCACAAGTGTCCGGGAGGACTGCTGACTGACCGCCTGCGTAATCCCCTCAAGTTCGCTGTAATCACGGGTGTAGATGAGGCGGAGTTCGTCGCGATGGATCGGGCGATTGATGACTGCCGCCACATCGCGATCAGGGATGTCAAGACCGATCTTGCGCGCCTCCCGGTCGGCGTGTGCGAGGCCGCGCTCGTAGCCCGTTCTGACGAACTGGTTGTGATTCGGGCCGATGGTCTCAAGGACCTCATTGTCCATCTGGCGCTGCAACCAGTCGTCGAACGTCTCGATTTGTCGGTCTCGGCGGCGTGGGAACTGCGAGGGGAGTGGATCCGCCTGGGCGCTTAGAAGACCGTCGTCACGAAGGTCGAGGACATCACGGGACCGGATGCCGTCACGTATTTCAGCGTTAATCGCGCCGAACCGGCCACGTAATTTACTCGCATACCGGCGGCGGAGGACGGTTGTCTGCGTCGGATCCCGGTTTGCCTCCGCATTCGCGGCGTGGCTGTGTGTGCGAGCGGTCGCACCCATCAGTCATCATCCCCAGCAAGCGCGTCGAATTGCTCCTGCACCGCTTCGTCACTCTCGTCGAGCGCGTTCATCGCATCGACACCGCCGTCAACGTCGTCCGGGAACTCTCCAGTGTCGAGATACTTGAGTGCTGATTCGAGGCCACCAGGGAGGAGGTCCGTATTGCCCTGTGGCGCCACGTTCTTCGCCGCCCGCGCTCGGTTGAAGGCAATCTCGCTGTGCTCCAGTTCGGAGAGTTCGGCAAGATCGGGCCAGTCAACCTCGTACATCACGCCGGCCAGATCCGAGAGGATACCGATCATGCGGAATCGGTCGATCGTCCGCCGGACAATGTACGGCGTCGCATAGTGGTCCTGGCGCTCGGCGATCGTCCCGAAGTAACTTTTCTCATCCTGCTCGGCGCCGGACTGCTCGCCCTGCTGGTTGCCGATGAACTCCCGCTTGGGGATGCCCGTCTGTGCGTAGATTGCCTTGAGGTTGTTGTCAACGATCGGGCTCGGGTCGATCGTGTCGCCACCAAGCGCCGACAGCTCTGCACCGACCGTCTTGAACTCCGGCTGCAGGCCGTGATACCAGCGCTGGAACTCCTCGCGCATTTCGTCTGTGTCAAGCTGCGTGACATCGACTTCCGTCGGGTCGAAGTTGAGATGCAGGCCGTAGTCGGCGCCGCGGTAACTCAACTCGGCACTGCTACCGAGCGTCTTTTCGATGTCAAGCAGGTTGTTGAGAACGGGCTCAATGCGGGATCGGGCCAGCGTCTCGTCGTCCAGCAGCCGCGTCGCCGGGACATCGATGATCCGCGTCCAGTGGATTGTGAACGGGCCGCGTTCGCCCCCGGTCCCGGCGTCGATGTCGTCGGACCAGTCAACGGAATAGTATTCGGGCTTGCCCCAGCGTTCGGAGTTCGGCCCGCCCCACTCAATATCGTCGATCTGCGTTTGGAGGAGTGGTTTGAGTGTGTTGATGTCGTCTAAGCTGTTGAGGTCGGCCCCCCGAGCGTCAGTCTTCCATGCCTCCATGTCGCCGCTGACATCCGCGAAACTGATTGCCAGCGCACCGTGCTCGCCGACGCCAGCAACGCGGTCGACTCGCTCAAAGTAACTTCGAAGATCGTGGCCGCGGAACAGTTTCTGAACGTCCGCCTCGAAGTCGCTGTCCTCGTTGCGCTCACCATCCTGGTCGACGTCGTGGATCGCCGGCTCAACACGCCACGTCGTGAACGCAGGCTTATCGACAACGACGCGAGCGAACGCATTCCGAAGATAAAGCGCGAGATAGTCCCCGTCGTCGGGGTCTGTCGGCCAGCCGAACGTATCGTAATGGTCTCTGAGGCCAGAATCGTCCGAACCGAATGTATTCAGATTCCCTAACCGCGCGGCGAGACCGAGCCGGAGCCCTTCGTTGAACTGTTCGTTCGCCTGCATCTGCCCGCGCCCGCTGTTCGCACTGACAAATTGGCCTGTCTCGGGATCCCGTGGTGGAGTCTCCGTCATGGGTAGCTTACGTTACCACGACTCTTCCCAGTTCAGCGTGAGGGCGGTGATGGTGCCGCCGGTCCCGGACACCTTCCGGACGAACAGCGTCAGCGGGCGCTGGCGCTTCAGCTCGAGGTCGACGCCGTCAACGGTGGCAAGGCCGGCATTCACATCTTGCTCACTTTCCAGCAGCGTCCGGTAGACGAAGGTGCCGTCTGAGATGGACTGGCTGCTCGGGGTGGTGTCAGTCTTAACCGCCGTCTCGCTTGCGGTGACATCCGTCGGGTCACCATAGTCGCTGTCCGTGGTCGAGCCGACGTCAGACCGAAACTGGATGACAATGTCGTCATCGGGCAGCAGGCTCAGGTCGAAGATCTCGACGGTGACCGACGAAAGGCCGTCCTTCTTGCGGAGCGTCACGACCTCCTGCCAGTCGGTGCCCGACAGCGAGACGTCAGTCTGGAACTCGCCGTTGAGTCGGCGGGACTGCCCGAACTGACCGCGGATGGTGGCTTGCCGATCGGAGACAAAGACGTCAAAGTCACTGGCATCGTTCGCGTTGTCAACCTCGACGCGTAGCGGGAGGTTCTGCGTGCTGAGCGTCGTCTCGCCGTCCGGCGTGATCTCGTGGGCCCGCTTTGGCGTGAGTGTGCCGTTCTCTGACTCGAAGATCTCGCCGCCGATGAAGCCAAAGTTATAGAGGCCGAGTGCCAGGCGGGTGATTGTGCCATCGGCCAGCTCGCCGGCGGCGTCGACCTCGTCGCCGTTCCAGTCGGCGTGCCGGACCTTGCCCTGTGGCGTGCCGTTGCGCTCGCGTTCGATGTATACTCCGTCCGCATCCCAACCGTAGTAGACGCCGTCGTCGCCGTCCCAGTAGCCCCACTTGACCTCTTGGTCGCCAGTCGGCGCTTCCGGGATGCGGAGTGCGATGCCGATTTCAGCGATATAGCCAGGCGAATAGGCGAGTGTCTCAACCGATTCGATGGACTCCGTGCTGTTGTTCGCACGTATCCGATATACTGAGGTGTTGCTCTGATGGGAAACGCCGGACGTGGTGATGTCCTGCTGGTCGCTCAGTGGGTACTCGCTTGAGATCTCAAAGCGGTTGTCCCGGTCGACGACTGTCAAGTCGCCATAGACTGTCCCCGCCCGATCCAACGCGTCGGCCGTCCGCTGTGCGTTCGTTTTTGTCATGTTGTTTTGAGAGAATGATTACCAAGTGATTGTTGGGGGTGCTTTTTCGTCGTCCTCCGGTACGAGATCTCGTGCCGCGCACACCGCCATGATCGCCGCGTCAAGGTGGTCCGGCGAGTGGCCCAGTCGGTCCTCAACAACCGACTTTGAGTCGGCAACGTAGACCTGCTCGCCGCGGCTCTTGATGTAGCGCTCCTCGAGCGTCAGCTCGCGAGCGGCGATTTGCAGCTCCTTGCGAAGTCGTGTATCGGAAAATGTGCCACCAGCTTTGAGCCACGTTCCGAGTTCGCACAGCCCCTCGGTCCATCGATCCTTGTACTGGTCCTGCTGGGCGGCATTCTCGCCGGCCTTGAACCGGTCGACGTCGGGGTACCGCTTTTCCGTGTCATCGGCTTTCCCCGACCCTTCCCCGACGGCGTCGATTGAGATCCACGCGCCGGGCTCCTCGTTAAGCGTCTCCCAGATTCGGTTGAACTGGATGGTGTGGTCGGTCCCGGGCTCGGAGTAGGCAACATCGAGCGCACCGTCACGCTCGTCGATCTGGACCGTCCGGTCGCCGCTCCGAGCGACATCAATGCCAGTCCCCAGTCGAGGCCCAGAGGTATCGAGATCTCGTTCGTTCTCAACGTACGCCACGTTGACGAGGTCAAGGCCGAACGGACGGTTCTTCGCCGCCCCGGCCGGCGGCATGATCCCGGCGAAGCGACGATACCACAGCGTATTGAGATCCTCGCGAAACGTCTCGGCCCCCCGAGTCGACATAGCCCGGGCCTCGTCGTAGCCCGGCCACGCCTCGCCGTTGTGGGCTTTCCACTTCTTTTTCAGCTTGTGGAGGCCGGTCAGTCCCGGGATCCGCTCACTGTCGCGAGTACCGCGTTCAACCTGGACGTTGTGTGAGTCGAATGTTGAGAATTGGAGTTTCGCCGGCCCGATTCCAACTTCCCCCATGTTCGCGACGGCGTTGGTCTCGTCTTCGGGTGGGTTGTTGATGATGACCATCCGGTCATTGCGATCGGAGATGAGCGAGTCCATCGAGTCCAACGTGTCTAGGTCGACGTCGTTCTTGTCGGCCTCGTCGACGATGACGAGTGTGTAGTCGTTGTGGACACCCTCAAGTTCGCCCGGATCTTCGGGGCTGACGACTTCAAACTGCCAAGTCGGCTCGCCGTCCACATCGATATGCGGGTTCGGCGACCACTTCCAAACACCCCGAGGCCAGTACGGCGTCTGGTCGCTGAACGGACTGTTGGCGTGGAGTTTCTCGGCATCAGCACAGAACGTCCGCTTGAGCTTTCCGAAAGTGCCGCTCGTGACGACAACACTTGAGGGGTAGTGTTTCCGGTGGAACGACAGCGCAAGCGCGACAATCCCGAACGTCTTCCCGAAGCCGTTACCGCCTTCGAGCTGCGTATACTGGTGGTTGGCAACGTGTTCAAGAATCTCCCGTTGTTCGGGAGAGAGATCAACAGTGTACCACGCCTCGAACGCCTGCCAGTATTTCTCTGGGCCAGTAAACGTCTCCGGAAGGCGTTCGCGAACGTGCTGCGGGAGTGATGTCTGGCTCATGTGTCACCATCCTGTTGTGCTGACTCCGTCCAGAATTCAACACCGCCCGTATGTTCGTGCTCGCGCTTCTCTTCTTTGACATAGCCGAATGAGGCCGACGCGCGGAACTCCGGCCGGCAGTCATCAAGGACCCCCCGCGCCCCCCGCGCGTGTGCTTGCGCGTAGCTCTCGCAGAACTCACAGGCATCATCGTCCAAGACAGGCCGTGAGAGGTCTTCAATGCAACACGCATAGCGCCGCAGTGTATCCGGCGAGACTCCGGCCATCGACGCTTGGTGATGCACTTTAAGCCCATCCCCGACAGCGAGGAAGACGAGTTTTTGCCGGCGGTCGTCAGCCAAAAGCGCGGGTCGTCCCGAGCTATCGGCAGCTCCCCCGTGCTCGGCGAGCCAGCAGGAGTTGCCGTCAGTCGCGGGGTGCTGGCAGGGCTCATCGTCGGCCGTCGGAGAGCCGCAAAGTTTTTTGTCTGTCATGGGCTGTGTCGTATGTTCTCGGTTGTCGGCGAACGTTCAAGACCGCCGGGTGAGACAGCAAAGTATGGCAGTTTCTTTCCAGCTTCGCAGGGAATGGTACGACAAGATCGTGGACGGGTCAAAACGGATAGAATATCGTGCTTGCACTGAATTTTGGCGAAAGCGACTCTCAAACTGTTCACCGGGCGATGAAGTCGTGTTTCTCTGCGGGCAAGACGTGATACGAGGGACGGTGCAGGCGGTCCGGATGGTTAAGCGCCCACCAGACATTCCGAAAGATGCGGTTGCGACGGAAACCTGCTATGCCGTTCATTTCTCGCTGTAGCCGTGAATGTATTCAAAGGTTGCTGTCTTTCGCTTCCACGAACTCGTCTTGTTGAATGACCGTTTAGCACCCGTTTGAAGTGACGACCGAGAGAGGCCGCGGAGACACTGCCACTCCGGCGACCGGTCTAACGCCCGTAGAAGACCGGGATGCGATGTGATTATCGTCGGCCGGAAGTCATTATTGCGGTAGTGACCCGCGACAGAATTGAGAACTGCTGTCCCAACTCCTAACCCTTGATAGTCAGGGAGTGTTACAACCCGCGTTATACGCTTGAATCGCTTCTCTTCCGGGTGAGGATGATGGACAACCCCGACAAATGTCACGGGTTCATCGTTCCAAAACCCAACCCAACACTGTGCATTTTGCGGGATTGACGTATCTAAATAGTGATGGTCGCGGAAAATCTCCCACACCCGTCGTCTAACAGGCTTGATTTCGACCGTGATCTCAGGTCGTCGAAAGGGCGGGTCTTGGTCCACCACCCCCTGTTGTAAGTCAGCGACCCAATCCGGTTCAAGCCAGTCAGCAACGTCATAGTGACAAGTTACGAGGGCTACACGGAGGTCATCGGCTCGCACATACGACTGCACGGCATTGCTGACGGACTTCGCAACGGTTCGGTCGACCGTACTTGTGAACTCATCAATCACTCGCAGGCCCGCATCTGTATCTAATAAGAGTCGTGCCATGTCCGCTCGGAACTGTTGGCCCGTCGAAAGCGTATGATACGGTTGGAGCCAGTGCGGCGGCGATGAAAAGCCTACCCGCGACAGCGCCTCGGTAATGTCACTTGTAGTAAGGTCATCGCCGAACCCATCAACCACGGGCTTATCAGTCGGCCACTCAAGTGTCGCGGATTGTCCATCGTAGTACGGAGCATCGGGGAACGCTTCGCGGACGAGCGTGGATTTGCCGCTTCCCGACGGCCCGACAATAAGCCCAACGTTCCACTCGTTGGGAAGATTCCATTCTAACTGGAACTCATGCGTGAGTGTGTCTTGTTCAGGGATGTCAAACCGTGAACGGACCTTCTCATCGCGGAACGTGTCGGTATACTCGTGTTCATTTGTTACATGGAGTTGAGACGACATTCATACCCCCCCTCAGTGAGTCGCTGATAGGTTTCTTCTTGGTCCGCTTCGCTCTCACATTCGATGATAACTTCGTACGCTTCATCCAATCCGAGTGGTTCCGAGTCGCCAATACCTGGCCCAGTATCGTCGCCCCCGTCGAGGAGATCGTCAAGTTCGTCGTCATCGAATCCGAGTGCGTCGGGATCGAACTCATCGACTACTGTTTCAATCTCAATCGTCAGCAGATCGTCATCCCACGGTGCTTCTGCCGTCTTATTATCAGCAATTCGTGCAGCTTTTGCTTCGGCGTCCGTGAGATCGTCTCGGACTAAAACCGGCACTTCGTCTAATCCGAGGAGTTCGGCGGCTTGCATCCGCCCGTGCCCTTTGATGATTTCGCCACCACCATCAACAACAATCGGCTGATCCCAACCATAATTTTTAATGCTGGAAGCAATTTTTCTCACTTGCTCGTCGGGATGTTCTTTTGGATTGTTGCTGTATGGGATGAGTTCATCGACCGCTCGTAACTCAACACCTGTGTGTAAATCATCACTCATTGTCGTCGGTGTCATGGAATGAAAATCGCCGGCTGTGCTTGGGGAATGTATGCGTAGACCAGCCGATCGCGGACCGAACACGCTGTGATCGTCTCGGCGTAGATGCCGCCGTCGGCGTCCGTACAGTACAACTCAAAGCCCGTGACATCGCCCGGCAAGTCGGACTCGTCGAAGGGGGTGCGATGCAGTTTGATCTTCCAGCGATCCGGCACGTCGTCCCGTTCGTCGGGATAGACCTGCCCCGCCCTAAACCGGTGGTGGGGCTCGCTGTCGGGATCGCCACCGTCCCAGATGTCGCACTTGTCGATGGTGGTTGCTGTCGTTGAGGGCATAGTGCCGTAGTGGGGTGTCGGCTGGGGGGTTATCTGGTGCTGGTGCATGGGTTACTCGTCAGGGTGAGCGAAGTAGGGTGGGGTCGGTTACACCGTCACTACCGTCACCCAGCCCGGGAACGGGTCGGCATCCGGCGGGTCATGCGCCGGGTAGACGACCACCGGCTCGTATCCCGTCTCCACGGAGTATGTCCCGGCCTGCCCGATCGCCTCGTAGACGCGGTCGCCGGTCGACTCGACTTCGAGGACGTAGGAATTGAACGGCGTCCGGGCGATGAAGTCCGGCCGGCGACCCGAGGACAGTACCGGCTCGTGCTCTATAATCTCGAAAGCGTCGGCCAGCCACGCTCGGACCGCCCTGTGGAAGTCCGCCTCGTCGTCGTGGGTCATGCGTTCTCGTCCTCAACCAGGCCTTGACTCTCAGCGATGCCGTAGGCGACCGACGCACCGAGGCTGATGAGGCTGCCCGGCGCGGCGATCAACAGCAGCATGGCGAGATAGATGAGAAACGCCGCGACAAACCCGAGTACGAGGTACTCGAGGATCCAGCCAATTGAGACGGCAGCGCTGACCGACAGCGACAGCGCGACGACATCGAAGTAGATGGCCAGCCCGATCGCGGCGGCGACAACGGCGAAGATGGCGGCGAGCTGGACGAAGGCCCACCAGCGCTGGCGGTCGGTGACATCCGCATCGGCTTGGTCGGCGGCGTCCTGAATGTCCTCGGCCGTGTCCTCGTCGATCGACGATTCTCGGTCGATCACCGCCTTGACGTCGTCGCTACTCATCGTCATCACTCAGCATGATTGTGACTAGATCGAGCTTGTCCAGCCAGTGCTTTGCTTCGATTCGCCAGAGGCGACCGACGATCGCGAAGATGAGCGCCGTCAGCGAGTACAGCAGCAGTTGGTTGGGATTCGCGGCGGTCAGGTCCAACACCAACACCACCCACACGCCCAGTAGGACGAGCAATACCGCCTTTGCGAAGCGTGACACGCCGCCATTTGTCATTGGGTTTAGTATTCTCCCGAGGCAGTACGCCTCGAATCCGAGTCGGTTGAGCAACACATTCAGTCACCCCGGAGTATCGTGCCGGCCGCAACGCCGACGAGAAACCCACCGATCGCGGAGTAGGGCTCATCGCGAAAATCGCTGCGGATGGGCTTCGACCAGCCGGCGAGGAGGCCCGCCGCGAGGCCGATCAAGAGGCTGTGCGCTTCGCTGTACGTCGACAGCGGGCCGTTGTATGCAAACTGCTGTTCGGTACTCATGGTTTTTGATCTACTGATTGTCGATGAGGGACTGCCGGTGCTTCCAAGCGGGACACAGTACTGTGAGAGGACAGCCGCCGGGAGTCGAACCCGGCCACGCCCACTGCGAGCGTGTCACCCGAGACTGTCCAAACGACGAGTCGGTGTCAGCCGCCCGTCGCTACGCTCTTGATACGATCCACAAACGGTGATGTCAGTGGGAGACAAGGGGAGAGTCGAAAAACGACAGCCGGAGATGCTGTCGCGTGCCAGTGCTGCGTGGGGAGACAAGTGGGGGAAGGAGGGAGGCCGATGCCCGCTGGAAACACCAGTGGCTACCGGCCCACCAGCGAGCGTCGAATCAGGATTAATCCGCCGTCAGCGGTGCCGCCGTGCCGTCTGCCGTGGCGTGTGGTCCATCACCGATCGCGCGGGCAACCGCCACGGCAAAAATCTGTGATTCTCGGCCGCAAGTCTCCGAGCGGTCAAGACGCTGGTGGGCGAGCTCCCGGGCGAAGCGGTCGCGGTCGAGTGTCAGCGGTGTGTGCTCGTCGATGAATGTCGCGAGATTGACCGCATAGGATTTCATCAGCGCCCACGAGAGGTCTTGGTGATCCGGGCGCGTGTCCCGGCCGCAGTTCGTGCAAAAGCAGGTCCCGTATCGCGTGTTCGCATCGAAGGGCGTGTATTCCTGGCTGCCGGCGTCTGCACGCTGATAGTGCGTGTTGATGCGGTGTGTATGGACGCTCTTGTGGATTGTCGTCTCGTCGCCAATGTCTCGTACACGAGAAAAGCAGTGACTACAGGTTTCAGAGTTGTACCACACCCAGTCGGTGAAGGTGTCGATCCCGGCCGTGTCGGCCGCGTCAAGATCGAAGCGTGTACTAGAAACGTGCATCTATTGGAAAAGACCGCCCCCCGGGGGCTGCCTGAACGGCGAACGCGTAAGTGCGCTGCTGTCGATACTGTCGGTGCTACATACCAGGCACTGACGGATTATTAAACACACAGGTACCCGAACAGCGTTCGTCTATTTCTCTAGGACAATCACGCGTTCGCGAGCGTCGTCTTGGGACCACTCCGAGTGCGCGAGGTCGAGTCCCTCCAAGTCGACAACCGCTTTGCGGATGCCTCGGACAGTCATCCCCGTTTCACGCGTAATCGTTGAGATACGGAGGCGACCGTCGTCCGTCGCTTGGAGCTGGCGATAGATCCACCGCGCTGCCAGCGAGTCGTTGTTCTGGAGATCGGCGGGGAGTCGGTCGTCTGAGTATTGCGTGGTCATGGAACACCGACCAGTTTGAAGCGCGTGATTCGACCGCACCGCGAGCAGCCCGTCCGGAGTGTCCGCGGGAGTGCCCGCGGTGATTCAGGAAGGGTCTTGCGCCGCCGACAATCGAGACAATATACACGAGCCATGCCCGTCCGACCGCCGTTCGATTCCGATTGTGTCATAAAGTTGGTGATTGAACCGGTTCATCAACGCAATTTCGAGTGTGAACCACGTCGCCATCTGGCGATGATGGCGAGTGAGTGGGTTCACCCACGACTAATCGAGTGTTATTTACACGACACTACACAATGTAACTTTCACTCAATGCAACGGAGGTGGTATCCAACCCCGGAACCCCATCAGTTTCCACCCCCGTTTCCACTGTTCCCGTTGATGAACCGGTTCAACGGGACCGAGGCTGTGTGAACTCCTTCAAAATCGACGCCAAGTCGCTTCGGAACACTGTCTGTCTCCTGTTCGAGCGTTCCGTACTGGCTGTCTCGGAGCGTCTCGGGCGATAGCAGCCACGCATACTCGTCTGGGAGGTCGTCGATCAACTGGTACGCGTACCTCGTCGAACAGCCGTATGAACCAGCAATCTCTTCTGGCGTCAACACGACAACTGCATCACTCGACCGTTTGTTGTGGGCATATTCAACCAGACTGGCGAGCTTCTCGTGTGGACTGTGTGCACTGTCGGCGAGGCGTGCCCGCAGCCGTTCGTTCTCGGCGTCGAGGTCGTCAACGCGGTCGGCCAGCTCGTCAACGCGCTGGAGTTTGTCATGGGCGCGTGCCATGAGGTTGTCCAAGCGTTGCGTTTCGGCGTCAAGGTCGTCAACGCGATCTTGGAGTAACTCGATCGTCTCGATCAACTCCTGTTTGTCCATCGCCTCCAGCTCGGCGCGGGAGAGACCGGCGGACATCAGCGACCCCCTCCGCTGTGGTCAGGTCCCGGGCTTAGTGATCGGTTGTTTCCGCCGTCTGTTGCTGCAATAAACCCGTCCGAGAGTGTGGTCTGCCTTGAGGCAGAGAACGCCGGCCGGTCCGACGGGTCGAAGTTCATCGCGAGATGTTCTTCGGCCTCCTGGCGCTCGTCGTCGTAAGACATCGAATACATCGCAGTGTAGGAGTCGACGACCTCGGCGACGTCAGCCAGCCCCGGAGGGAGCTTCCGGTACGAGACGATCCAGTCGCCATCGCGATCGCGAAGTTCGTCGACGAAGCGCTCGTGATCAAAGTCCCCGCCGATCCGGTAGTGGTCGCGATCGCTACTCGTCTGGTAGTACGGCGGGTCCAGATAGAACAACGTGTCCGGATTGTCGTACCGGTCCAGAACCTCGTTGTAGGGCTGGCACTCCAGCGTAACCTCGGAGAAGCGCGCCGCGACCGTCTCCAGGTCCTGAATACTCCCCCGGAACGACCGGGCCTCGTTGCGCTTCCCGCCAGTCTTGAACCCGTTTCGCCGGTCAAGCGACCCGTTGAACTGCGCGTACCGTAGGTAGAACCAGCGGCCAGCGCGCTTGAGGTCGTCCTGGGGCTGGTGCCCGTCGTAGAAGTCGCTGAC